CCACCAGGCCCGGTACTCGGCGACGTTCTTCGACTCGGGCTTGGCCGGCATCGGCAGATCCCGCGCCCGCATCAGCTTCCACATCCGCGTGCAGGCGTCCCCCAACTCCTTCCCGAACAGGGCATCGACGTCGTCGGCCGGCACCGTCCACGGTTGCGCCCGCAGCCGCGCCGCCTCCAGGCGCTCACCCTGCCGGCGGCCCTCCTCCTCCGCCTCGGCCACCTCCCGGTCGAACGCGGCGACGGCCGCCGCTGCCCGCGGCATCTCGTACGATGGCGGTTCGGTGGCGGGTGGTGGCGCTGCGGTGGCGGTTTCGTGGATCACGCCGTCCTCGTCGATGGTGCGCGCCACCTCGGTCAGGTCGACCTCGGGGGCGACCTGCTGGTAGCCGGACAACTCCATCGGAAACGCCTTGCGGAAGGCGAGGCCCTCCGCGCACTTGGCGAGCATCACCTCGGGCATCTGCTGCCAGAGCGGCGTCTGCTGGACGTAGCTCTTGAAGCGGGCGACCGCCCAGAGCGGGGCCGCGAAGTCCTTGCGGACGACCGCGACCTTCGCCGCCGCCGGCGGCCCGTCGCCGAGCCAGACGTCGTGCCACGCGCCGGCCTCGTCGGCCCAGAGGGGACCGAGCTGCCCGCCGTACTGGCCGGTCCGCTCCGCGATCAGGCGGTAGCCGTCGATGCCGATCTGGATCGTCAGCGCGTCGCGGCGCTTGATCGCGTAGATCTGCTTGGCGAACGGGTCCAGCCCCGTGCGCCGGCAGACCGCCACGAACAGCGCCAGCTCGTCGGTCGTCGCCCCCTTGGCGATCGTGCGCTTGACCAGGTCGATGCGCTCGGCGTTCCAGTCGTCCAGGTGCGCCGCCGCGATGTCGGCCGCGTCGCGCAAGGCCAGGCTGTGCTGATCGGTCACGAGAACATCTCCTCCAACGCCGCCAGCGCGTCCGCGGCGGCCTGCCTGCTCCCGGTCGTGCCGGCGGCGGTGAGCGCCCGCGCCTCGGCGACCACCGCCTCCTGCGCCGCCCGCGCGTGCCGGCACCACCGCCGCCACCCGAAGCCGGGGCACGGGCACCACGCCGCGCCCTCCGACACCCACGTCACGCACCAGGCGCGGCCGGGCACGCTCGCCGACGCCACGACGAAGTCGCCGGCCCCGCCGGGGTGGCCGGTCACGCGCACCGCGCTCACGTCGCCGCCTCCAGCGCCACCCGCTCGGCCCGCCACGCATCAATCCAGCCGTCGTGCTTGCCCGTTGCGGGGCCGGGGTCGAAGCGGGCCAGGTCGTCCTCGGCGTCGGCCCGGCGGACCCCCAGGCACTGCGGGGAGCAGCAGTTGACCGCCCGCACCTTGTTCGGGTAGACCGCGAACACGGTCCCGCAGACCGGACACGTCCGCACGACCATCTAGGCATCCCCGATCGGGTCGCGCCGAGCGACCAGCTCGACCAGCGTCGGCCGCCGCGCGGGCTTCAAGAGCTCGCCGCCGCAGCGCGGGCACCGCTCGGGGGCCGGGTCGGTGCTGTCGCGGATGCCCATGTACCGACAGGCCACGTTGAGGCAGACGTCGGCGCGGGTCATTCGGCCTCCAGCGCGGCGAGGGCGGCCCGCTCCGCGCCCAGGTGGCTCGCGATCACGGCGCGCAGGGCGTCGCGGTCGAAGTGCTCCAGGAGCGCCGCGACCAGCACGCCGATGCCCTCGGCCGTCAGGTCGATCTCGATCCAGGCCGCCGCCTCCACGGCCCGGACGGCGAGCGTGTAGCGGCCCGTCCCGGCCGAGAGGACCGTGGCGGACACGCCGCGGTGGGTGGTGTCCAGGGTGGCCTTCATCGGTGCTGCTCCCCGGTGACGTGGTCCGCGATCTGCTGCTCGAGCACGGCGATCCGCCCCAGGAGGCGCCGCTGGACCGCATCGTGGTCCTTGATCGCCGCGTCGACCACGACGCCGACGTCGGGCTCCTGCTCCAGGTCGACGACGCGCGCGTGCAGGTCGGTCAGGACGTCGATCTCGACGCGGCGCACCAGGGCGCTTATGAGGTCGCAGAGCGCGTCGATGCACCAGAGCGCGCGCCCGGCGGGTCCGCCGGGGTCCAGTTCCTGGGCCCTGTTCTGGATGAAGGCGAGACGCTCTTCGATGTCCCGCACGAGGTTCTCGGTGATGACGTTTTCTCCTTGTCGCCCGACTGCTCGAGGGTTAGACTCGGAGTCGGGTTTTTCCTTTCCGCGTGCCTGGTCGGTGTGCGGCGGGGGCCGCCCGTGCCTTGGGCGCCCCGCCGGCCCGGCTGCCTAAGCCGTGTGCGAGCGCGGCGCCTCCTGTGGGGTTGACAGGCGGACCGTCCCGGCGTACCCTGCCGGGACCGCGGTGCCTTCGCGGTGAGTCGCCCCTCGTCGGGGTGTTGCGGAGGCGTCGCCCTGATCGAACAGCTCGGTTTCGTCCCGACCGAACAGCGCCGCGCAGGCCGCGCGGAAGCGCGGGCTGGCCGCGAACTGCCCCGCCGCGACGTTGCGGACGTGCTGGTGGGAGTACCCGATCTGGCCGGCCAGCCAGAGCTTGTGGCGCCCGTCCGCCCGCAGGAGGCCGAACACCGGGTGCGCCTTCGAACGCCAGGGGACGATCGGTGCGAGCAGTTTCATCGGTCCATGGATATACCCGAACCCCTGCCCGACTGTCAAGACCCTTGCGTACTATCTGGCGTGCAATCCGTTCCATCGGTGCGCCGAACGACGCCGCTGTCGCGCTGGCTGCACGAGCAGATGCGCGCCCGCGGCCTGGACGGCGTCAAGGCGACGGCCCTGGACGCCGGGATCCCGCAGTCGCTGATGTCGAACTACCTGAACGGCAAGATCGAGAACCCGCAGCGCCGCAACGTCAAGAAGCTGGCCGCCTGGGCCGGCGTGGACGAGGCGGTGGTCTGGGACCTGGTCCCCGAGGAGGGGCGCGTGGCGGCGGTCCCCGCCGTCCCCGAGGCGGCCGACCGGCTGCGCGCCCTCGAGGAGGAGGCGCGCGCGCTGCGCCGCCTGGTCCAGGGCGCGCTCGTCCCGCCGGCGGGGCTCTCGACCGCCCGCCCCGGCGACCGCCCGCGCCTGCTGCGCCAGCGGCCCGGCGCGCGCGACTGGTGGCACCTGCTCGAGCACGACGACCTCGACACGCCCTTCGCCGGCCCGGCCATCCCGCTGGGCTCGATCCTCTGGCTCGACCCGCGCCGCACCCCCCTGCCCGCCGACGGGGAGTACCCGCCCGACGCGGTCGTCGTGCTCGTCGACGGCACCGCCTACGCGCGCCTGGTCGGCGACGACGGGGTCACGCTCGTCTCGCGCGTGCCCGGCGCCGTGAGCTTGCGCCTCGACACCCCCGGCCTCACCGTCGTCGGCGTCGTCAACCACGCCCAGCAGGGGCGCTAGACGCCGCAGCAGGCCACCGCGCAGCCAGCCCAACGGCTAGGCCGATCCTATATCGCGGGTCAGGTGCAGGTTCTTTTATGGTCGTGTAACCTAGCGGGCAGAGCGCCGCCCTGCCGATCGTCTCCAGCTGGATGGACGACGCCACGCACGCCCGGTGACCCGCAGCGCCCCGCGGGGAGGACGTGGGACGCGCGTGCCGGCCGGGTCCGGGAGGATCGATGGCGCGCACCCTGTCCGCCCCCGTCCACCGCTCGGCCGCCCCCGTGCTCGGCCCCCACACCGGGGTCATGCTCGACCCGGCCCGCGTTGCGCGCGCCGGCGACTACGTCGTCGCCCGCGTCGGCGGCCTGCCCGAGGTGCTGCCGGCCGAGATGGCCGACCCCGCCGCCGTCGTCGGGGTCGTCGCCGCGGTCCACCACGACCGCCCCCAGCGCCCCGAGACCTAACCGACCCACGGCAGCCACACCCGCACCGGCGTCGGACTGGCACGCGGCGTGCGCGTCGGGCGGCGCGGCGTGCCCGTGGGCGACGGTGAGCTCGTCGCCGTCCCGGTGACCGCCGCGGGTGGCGTGGCCGACGGCGCAGCAGCCGCCGTCGGCGACGCCGTCGCGCTCGCGGTTGGAGGCGCCTCCGGCGTCGCGGTTGCGGCCGTCGCGGTGCGGGCGTCGGCGGTCATCGTCGCCGCCGCGGCCGCCGTCGCCGTCATCTTGTCGTGCCCGGGGTTGGCGCCCGCGTCGTCGACCCGGCAGAGCGCCAGCACCAGGACGACGCCGGCCAGCAAAGCGAGCGCTGGCCGCACCTAGTCGAGCCAGCGGAGGGCGACGCCGTTCATGACGACGTGGATGACGTTGTCGGCTGCGATCAGCAGCCAGACGGCCAGCCAGTCCGGCGTGCCCGCCGGGTAGCCCGTCGCGGTGAGGGGCCCGCGTGCCCCGTTCTTCGCCCAGACGACGTAGCGCGCCAGTCGGTAGCGGTCGATTAGGAAGTGCGTGACGAGGATCACGGCCAGTGCCGCCACCGACCACGTTTGCGTCGCAAACGGGGTCGTGTAGACCAGCGCGTGCAGGCCGGCGGCGACGTGGCTGCGCGTCTTGTTCGTCGCCATCCAGTGCGACTGGGTGACGTAGTCGCCGATCGCGTGCAACACCAGCTGGTCGGCCGTGAACATCCGTCTAGCCGCGCCACCACAGGCCCGCCGCGATCCCGACCAGGACCAGCAGGATCACGACCAGCAGGAAGATCGCCTCGGGCGCGAGTCGCGGGCGCACTAGGTGAGGCGGGCCAGGCCGAGCAGCAGGATCAGACCGAAGATCACCTGTTCCCGCGCTGGCAGCACGTTCACGAGCCCCAGCACGGCCAGGATCACCGCGATGAGCGCCAACGCGACGCCGATCGTGAACGGCGGCATCGTCACTACTTGTCCCCCTTCGCGAGCGCGGTGACCGCCTTGTGGCCCTGACCCTCCCAGGCGTAGCCGGCGGCCTCCATCTGGTCGGCGATCGACCAGACCGTATCCCGCGCCGCCACGATGTCGAACGGCGCCGCACCCCGGCACGCCAGGACGAAGCGCGACCAGTCGAACACGCCCGCCGGCGGCACGCCCGGATCCGTTTTTCCGTCCATCCGGCCACTTTCTGAATCTTCATGACCCAGCAACCCGTAGGCCGTCTCGCTCAAGACCCGCTCGAGGGGGAAGTCGTACTTGTCCGCCCACAACCGGCACGCCTCCGCCGCCGCCTGGTACTGGAAGTCCGAGATGGGCGAGGACATCGTCGGCTGGGCGATCTCGATGCCGAGCCACTCCGCGTTGGCCGTGCGACAATGCCACCCGATCGCGGAGTCGTGCAGGCACCGCGCGACCCGGTCCGGTCCGACCACGAGGTGGGTCGAGACCTGCGCCTGCGGGTTCTGGAACCAGTGAACCGTTGCGGAATAGTCCGCGGCGGCCGACGCGGTCCCTCCTCTGGTGCAATGAATGACGCACCCGCGCGTCCGCTCCCGCGGCCCGGCGTTGTAGTTGGCCGGCGACGCCATCGCGGTCTCCATCGGCACGCTCAGCACGATGTCCCCGTTGGCGCCCCCGCCGGCCGGCGGCGTCCACTCCGTCAGCGCGTCGGTCACGCTCGTTCCTTTCGCGTCCACGGGCGTCGGCATCGGCGGGGCGCCCGTCCAGACCCATGCGAAGTAGCAGCAACAACGGATGCGCGGCTGGGTCGCGCACCAGTCCAAAAACGGCCAGAAGCTGTCGGTCGTCCAGGCGTCCACGTCAACGGAATTACCGGCGCCGAAGTTCACCTCGGTGATGTAGAGGTCGCCGGTTGTCTCGGCCAGGCACTCCTCGGTCGTCGACTTCAAGAGCGTCAGGTCGCCGTACACGTGGATGGCCTGCGGGCCGTCGGTCGAGAGCCAGTCCTGCCAGCCGGGGACGCCGGGACTCGGCGGCATCGCGAGCACCATCTCGGGGCGGTCGACCGCGGCCAGGACCGCCGACTCGAAGGCCCACCACGCATCGATGCCGCCCTGCCAGCCCTCGACGTCGGTGAGGTTCTGCTCGTTGCCGAGCTGCGCGAGGCCGCCGGCGGCGGTGACGCGGTTGACCTCGCCGACCATCCAGTCGACGGTCGGGTTGCCGGTGAAGTAGGGGCGGTCGATCCAGAGGCGCCCCGCGGCGGCAGCGGCTTGCCCGATCGCCCGGCCGCCGTCGTCCCACGACTCGTTCTTCGAGACGGTCGCGACCGCCGGTAACACGGGCGCGTCCACGTCGTTTTGCGAGAGGACGACCAGGCCCTGGGCGAGCATCAGAGGTTGCACTCGAGCGTCATGCGCGCGTTGGCGTTGAGCGCCTCCAGCAACGTCGCGTTGCCGGCCACCAGCCCCCCGGCGACCGTCGCGGTGATGCGGCAGTCGCGCGCGGTCTGGCTCGTGGAGATCAGCGCCGTGCAGGCCTGCCACGGCGTCGCGGTGGCCGGGCTCAGGGCCCAGTCGCTGGCCGCGCTCAGGAGGAAGGCGGTCGGCGTCGCCGGCATCTCGACCGGGTAGCGCCAGACCCCGATCGCCTGCGTCGTCGAGACGCACTGCAGCACGAGCGATTCCTCGTTGGTGTGCATGCCGCCGATCACGGCGCAGACGCGCTGGCAGCGCAGCCAATCCTCGGCCTGGTGCAGCGGCGTGTAGGCGACCGGCGCCGTGCCGACGACCAGCGTCGCCGAGTCGACGTAGCCCGTCGCCGACGCGACGTCGCAGATCACCCGCACGTCCACGATCGCGGTGTTGGCCGGCAGCGTCGCCACCACGCTCAGCACCTCGCCCGTCGTCCCGGTGTTGTAGCCCGACGTCGTGTCGACGAAGCCGTCGTTGACCAGGATCCGCACGGCCCCCACGACCGAGCACTTGACGAAGACGCTCAGGGCGACCGAGCGGCCGGCTAATTGCTGCCAGCCGTCGACGCGCTGGCTGATCCGGCCCTGGTTGCCGGCCGCGCCGTGCGTGTAGGTGAACCCCATCGCGTACTGCGAGCCCTGGCCGGCGTCCGCGGCGACGCGGCTGACCGCGAGCGCCGACGTGCCCGTGACGAAGATCCGCCACTTGTCGGCCGTCCACGTCCACTGCGACGTGTTGGCGTTGAACGGGCCAGCGCCGCGCTGCCAGATCTCCAGGCCGGGGTTCGTCAGTAAATTGGGCATCTCCTCTCCTTGCACGGCGGCGCCTGGTCGGCCGGCGCCACCGGACGA